TGCATCTGCTGCCTTATCTCGCCTGGGCGTTTTCCGTTGACCGCTGGGATCGCAACTGGCCGGAAGAGACAAAGCGACAGGTGATTCGTGATGCATGGCTGATACACCGACACAAAGGGACCATCAGCGCACTGCGAAGAGCCGTGGAGCCTCTCGGTTACCTGATTGAAGTAAAGGAGTGGTGGCAACTCAACGAGGAGCCGGGAACATTTCGCATTGTTGTCGGAGTACTTGATCAGGGCATCACCGATGAAATGTATCAGGAACTTGAGCGCCTTATTGCGGATGCAAAACCAGTAAGTCGCCATCTGACGGGGCTGGCGATCAGCCTGAGTGTGAACGGAAAGATTTTCGTTGGTACGGGATGCTATCACGGCGATGCCCTGACGGTTTATCCCTACACCCCGGAGTCCATTATTGTCGAAGGGGACTATTTCCCTGCCCCGGCCATTCATTTAATTGATAATCTGAGAGTAAACGCATGACAGTGAAATACTACGCCATTCTGACTAATCAGGGCGCGGCACGACTGGCTAACGCGACGATGCTCGGCAGTAAGCTGAATCTGACGCAAATGGCCGTTGGTGATGCAAATGGTGTGTTACCAACACCAGACCCTGCACAAACAAAACTGATTAACCAGAAACGCATTGCACCGCTGAATCTTCTGAGTGTTGACCCTAACAATCAGAGCCAGATTATTGCGGAGCAAATCATCCCTGAAAACGAGGGAGGATTCTGGATCCGTGAGATTGGTCTTTATGATGATGAAGGTGTACTCATTGCGGTGGCAAACTGCCCGGAAACGTACAAACCGCAGTTGCAGGAAGGCAGTGGTCGTACCCAGACTATCCGCATGATTCTGGTTGTCACGAACACCGAAGCCATCACGCTGAAAATCGACCCGTCTGTGGTTCTGGCAACCCGCAAATATGTGGATGATAAAATCTCAGAGCACGAACAGTCACGACATCACCCGGACGCCTCGCTGACCGCAAAAGGTTTTACTCAGTTAAGCAGTGCAATTAACAGTGAATCAGAAACACTGGCCGCAACACCGAAAGCAGTTAAGGCTGCATATGACCTGGCTGACGGGAAATATACCGCCCAGAACGCCACCACAACACAAAAAGGGATTGTTCAGCTCAGTAGCGCCACGAACAGCACGTCTGAAACGCTGGCAGCAACACCAAAAGCTGTTAAGGCGGTAATGGATGAAACGAACAAGAAAGCACCATTAAACAGCCCGGCACTGACCGGAACGCCAACAACACCAACAGCGCCACAGGGGACTAATAGTACCCAGATCGCAAGCACGGCTTTCGTTATGGCCGCGATTGCCGCACTTGTAGATTCGTCACCTGATGCACTAAACACGCTGAGCGAACTGGCTGCGGCGCTGGGCAATGACCCGAATTTTGCGACCACCATGACTAACGCGCTTGCGGGTAAGCAACCGAAAGATGCCACCCTGACGGCGCTGGCCGGGCTTGTTACTGCGGCAGACAGGTTTCCGTATTTTACGGGGAATGACGTTGCCAGTTTGGCAACCCTGACAGAAGTCGGGCGGGATATTCTTGCGAAATCGACCGTTGCCGCTGTTATCGAATACCTCGGTTTACAGGAAACGGTAAACAAGGCTGGTAACGCCGTTCAGCGTTCCGGCGATAAAATGACCGGAGAACTGAAAATTGGAACGATGAATGCGCTGCGAATTTTTAATGATGCCTTCGGTCTTATTTTCCGCCGTTCAGAAGAGTCCCTTCATTTCATCCCTACGGCTGAAGGACAAGGCGAAAACGGTGATATCGGCCCATTAAGGCCATTCGCTATAAATCTAAGAACAGGTGCTATATATGTCAGCCACGGGGCCAAAATTGAAGGAGGTCTAGCTATTGGTGCTACTGATAACGCACTGGGTGAAAACTCCATTGTTCTGGGAGATAACGACACCGGATTTAGGCAAGATGGAGATGGTATTATTAGCTTCTATTCAAATGGTTCGCGCATCGGACATATTGATGGGTTAGGATTACATCTTTATAAAGATATTGAATCTAATTGCAGCAATTTTAGATTAAAAAGTAATTACCGCCACCACATTACATTCACCAACGAAGACGGAAGTATTCGTATGTTTTTGTGGAAAGATAACGGTGGTGATGGTGTTCATATTAATAACGGTTCAGATGGTGGTGGTGATTTCATTTTTAAAACAGATGGGGGATTTGCGCTGGGAAGTGGTGCGCAAGTTGCGTCTAGTGGCGATATTTATGGTTCAGTGTGGGGAAACAACTGGTTAAGCACATGGCTGCATAATCATGTCGTTCGGGATATTCGTCTTGGCAGCATTGAATATAAAAACGTATGGCGCGACTACGGCTTTGGCGATGCGTCAGGTTATGTTTTAACAGCCGCAATTAACGGCAATGCGGATGATCTTGTCGACACTGTTGCCAGAAGGCCAATTCAGAAATTGATTGGGGGAATATGGTACAACGTGGGGAGTGTTTAAGATGATGCACTTAAAAAATATTACTGCTGGCAACCCTAAAACAAAAGAACAATACCAGCTAACTGAAAAAGCGGGCGTGGTATGGCTCTTTTGCGAAGATGGCAAAAACTGGTATGAGGAACAAAAGAATTTTCAGCCAGACACCATAAAAATTGCTTACGATGAGAACAACATCATCGTTGCTGTCAGTAAAGACGTTTCAACTATTAATCCTGAAGGGCTAAGCATAGTTGAAGTTCCTGATATTACGGCAAATCGTCGCGCAGACAATAACGGAAAATGGATGTTTCTGTATGGTAAAGTAGTAAAGAGGGAATATACAGAACAGGAACTGCAACAACAGGCCGAATCACAAAAGGCCGCGTTGCTTTCTGAAGCAGAAAGCGTTATTCAGCCACTGGAACGCGCTGTCAGGCTGAACATGGCAACAGATGAGGAGCGTAGCCGACTGGAAGCATGGGAGCGCTACAGTGTTCTGGTCAGCCGTGTGGATACGGCAAATCCTGAATGGCCACAAAAGCCTGAATAAAAATTAAGGCCCGATAGCGGGCCTTGTCTCATTCTGGTTGTTCTGGAAACGTTACTGGCAGGCTGGAGGTGTCTGTAGATTCGACTTTCTGCGCATAGAGCATCCACTCGGTTAATTTTTGTTTATTCTCGTCGGAAATGATGCCCAGCCGTAGCTGTGAGTCCCATAGCTGGGTTTTATCCCTGACAAGTTGCAACAGGCTTTGCTTTTCATTTTCCGCCTGTTGCCTCTGCTCTTCCCCGGTATAAGTTCGCTTTATCACTGCGCCATCTTTGAACATCCATTTACCCGAAATATCAGCCCGGCGATTTGCTGTAATATCAGGTAATTCAACGACGCTTGCGCCTTCCGGATTAATTGCTGAAACATCCTTTTCAATACAAATAATAACGCCGTTATGGTCATAGGCCATTTTCAATGTGTCTGGCCGGAAATTCTTTTGTTCCTCATACCAGTTTTTTCCATCATCTGAATAAAGCCATTTGATGTTAAATTGCTTTGTTAGCTGGTATTGCTCTTTTGTTTTAGGATTGCCAGCAGTAATGTTTTTTAAGTGCATCATAATTAAATACTCCCTGCGTTATACCACGTTCCATTAATGCAATACTGAATTGGCCTTGCCTGAGTTGTATCAATTAATTCATCACGGTTTCCGTTAACTGAACCAGTAACGACATAACCTGACCTGTCAGACCAGCCAGGACCATTCCATGTCTGAACAGATGACAGACCGCCAAGGCGAATACCTGTAATAAACCTTGAGTTACATTCTGCCTGCGTATATGCACCAACATCTCCCGCAGAGGGTTTGCGTGTTGTGGTGTAAAACTCTGACCAGTTAGCTTCAAAGCCATAACCATCACGCGCTGAACGATAAAAGATACCGCCATTTCTGTAATTCACGCGGAACTGTACAGCAGGGCAACTCCCCGCATTCATATTAAAGTGGAGGATTAATGTCGATGCGCCACTGATATCTGCATTATAAACGCCGCTATTCCAGTTCCAGCCAACAGCTTTATCATTTGCAACCCTGCTTCCTGTTTGCCCTAAAGCAAATGCAGGCTGCTGGTTTTTCGTGTTGTAGTCTCGTCGCCAGCCAGGAGCGTAAGCATCACCATGATTAATATAAGTGAATTGAGCGTTAGTGATTCCGCCGCCGCTGGACGTACTCGGCGTGGTAACGCGTATGGTCATTGCGCCGCGAGTGCCAATAACTTCCACCACAGCACCTGCAAGACAAATATTTCCGCAACCTGTATCTGTAATGACCTTATTGTTTGCATAAGCCCATGAGCCTTTGCACATCCAGTAAGGATGGTTAAATGCTCCCTGACTCTCCAGCCACGAAATAAATTGCGCGGTTGTCCAGACCTGACTATCACCACCAATATTCAGCCATGCGCTATATGCGCGGCAGGCACCAATATTTTTGGTGAAGGTATCTTTTCCTGGAATATCTGCGCCGTTCTGGTTTTTCTGTAATGCGCCAGAAGCCTGATTTACCGTTTCCTGTAAACCGAGGTTTTAGATAATGGCCGTTTCCGGCCTGCATGGCATGATTTGCGCTTTTGGACGGGAGATTCAGTGTGCTGATTGGTTATGTAAGGGTATCAACAAATGACCAGAATACAGACCTGCAACGAAACGCTCTTGTTTGTGCAGGATGTGAACAAATATTTGAAGATAAATTAAGCGGAACAAAGACAGACCGACCGGGATTAAAACGCGCTTTAAAGCAGCTTCAAAAAGGTGACACGCTGGTTGTCTGGAAACTGGATCGCCTTGGGCGAAGCATGAAACATCTGATTTCTCTCGTCGGAGAACTACGGGAGCGAGGGATTAATTTTCGCAGTCTGACCGACAGCATAGATACATCTTCTCCAATGGGGCGTTTTTTCTTCCACGTGATGGGTGCCCTGGCTGAAATGGAACGTGAATTAATTGTTGAACGTACACTGGCCGGACTGGCGGCAGCGCGCGCACGGGGGCGCACAGGCGGACGTCGACCGAAGCTGACAAAAGAACAGCATGAGCAAATAGCAAGGCTGATTAAAAACGGTCACGACAGAAAACAACTGGCAATAATTTACAGCATTGGTATATCGACAATTTATCGTTACCACCCCGCAGGAGAATCAAGTGGAACAATTGAGAAGAGTAAACAAAATAACCGCTAATCTGGCCATTAGCGGTTTTTGTGTTAAATCAGAACAGCCCTTTAACGGAGCTGGCCGCGCTGTTAAGGGATGATGTGACCTTATCTTTGAAGCCGGACAGCATATCACTGAACGATGAGGATTGCAGGCGTTCCCGCAAATCCTCATCGCAGCGTTCAAGAGTCAGTGAAAACTCTATCTTTTTCGCCTTGCCGTAGCGATCAAACTCGGAACGGGTCGTATTCGTTTCAGTCAGTACATACATGCCGTAAATCTGCCCGACACCATCAATCAGAGGCCAGGGGCGTCCTGTATATGCCTGCGTGGTCAGCAACGAAAGCGACACTTCGCCACCTGTAATTTCAGGATAAAGCACGCCGGAAAGCACGATGCGATCATCACCTGCGCCGATATACTGCCAGCTTGCTGAACGGTTAACGCGTTCATTTTTCACATGCCGCCAGCTTTTGTTTTGCTGTAACTGCTGATGCGGCAATGTGCGCAGCTCAAAAACAAACATGCCGTAGATCATCATCATGGCCATGACTCCTCAATCTTTATCGTAAAAACTGCCACGCCCGGCACGGGCGCGCCGTTCCATTTCTGCCCTGACCATTTCGCCAACCAGTTTCGCTAGTTCGCGGGGATTCTGTGTAACAACGTTATGCAGATGAACATGAATTTCACCGCCAAATCCGGAGGCAACAGGCTCCCGGTTACGGGAAGTTGCAGGAACTGATGCCACTGGCGATCGTATAGCCTCCGCCACCGGGCGGGAGCTGGCCGCAACAACAGGGACCAGCGCCGGAGGCAGCGGAGCCGGAACCACGGGTGTGATAGTAATTGCGGGGGCAGGCTTACTGACCTGCGCAATCTTCCGCTCCTGCCACTCCCCACGAACAGCAAGTGCGCGGGGCAGGTTCTTAAAGACAATATCGCCGGGGCCAATGCGTTTTTTCGTCTCATCAACCAGCTTACCTGTGTTATCAGCAATTTTGCTGAGTCTGCGTAGCGTACCGGTATTGTTGTCTGTGAGCGGTTTGTTGTCTCTGGGTTTATCGCCTTTTTTGTCGTCGACCTTATCTGACGGGGCCGGGCCGGGAGTCCATGGTTTCTGAACCATTTTCTTGAGAACCGGATCCCATTCCCACATTACAGGAGCCTTTGAAGCGTTCTCTATTTTCTTTCTCGCCCGTTCCGCTTCATCCGGAAGCACTCCGAGCTTTTCAAGTATCCACGCCAGTGAATCCATCAATGCTTTTGTTGGCGTCAGGACAAGCTCTATCGCTCCACCGAGTACCCTGCCGAATACCTCGCCAGCACTGGTACATTTATCCAGCGTTTCCTTGCTGGACTCCATCGGTGACAGCAGCGATTTAAACCAGTTAAAGACCTGAATAATCCCATCGCGCACGACATCAAAAACTGGACCGAACCGTTCAAAGGTTTCGCGCAACGGAGCCAGCCGTTCCATAATCCCACTGAACACCCCTGCATAAAACGCCTTGATGGGTTCCCAGTATTTCCAGATGAGAACCGCCGCAGCCACAAACGCAGCAGCAATCAATCCGACCGGGCTGAACAGCGCCCCGATAGCGCCCCCCAGTAACGAAACGGAACCCGTCACCATTCCCCATAGTGCTGGCAGGAGCCTGACAGCATTCATTGATCCGGTCAGGAGGGAAAAGCCAAGACGCAGTTTTGCCAGCGGGCCAGCAAGCACACCAATAGCCAACGACAACGAGCCGACCGTTGCAGTCATCGCCAGCAATGCCCCACCTGCAATCAGTAGCTGGCGCGTCAGTGCCGGATGGGCCTGCGCCAGCGCCGTCACCTTTGATACCACCCGCGTGAGCCACTGCGTGACAGAACGCAGCGGACCGTCAATCAGATCTGCAATGCGGATGCGCAACCCTTCCCATGCACTGCCGAGTGATTTCAGATCGCCGTCAAGGTTGTTGGCCATAACCTTTGCTGTGCGTTCAGCCTCACCGCGCGCGCCTTCAAGTTCTTTTCTCAGTTTGGGTAAGGAGCCGTCACCCGCTGCATCAACGAGCGCCATAAACGATGTGAAAGCCTCTTCTCCGGCAATGTCCTTAAAGAACGATACCCGGTCAACTTCCCCGTATTTGCGGGTGGCTTTATAAAGGTCGGCCAGTACATCCTCCATCGGGCGCATTTTGCCGTTCGCGTCAGAGACAGCCACACCCAGCTCTTTCAGCGCCTCTGCTGCCGCCTTTGGCGGTGATGCCAGACGAGCCAGGCTGGCACGCATTGCCGTCCCGGCATCACTCCCTCTGATGCCCATATTCGCCAGCACGCCCGCCATCGCAGCGGCCTGCTCCAGCGATATTCCCAGCTTACCCGCCACCGGACCTGCATATTTCATGGTTTCGCCCAGCGCGCGAAGGTCAGTGTTGGTACGGGTAAACGCCGCTGTAAGCGTGTCGCCAACCCGGTCCATCTGGTCAGCAGA